GAGGAACTGTAATGGTTCAACTATCTGCAAGTGACACTTTTGGTTTTTATCAAAACTCTTCTAGTGGATATTATCACACTAACACATCGGGTTCTGTTTTTTGGGGGTATTTACTAGGATGACAACAATTACAAACACAGGTATAACTATAGGATCAACTACTATTGGAGGTACAAATATTCAATCTGTAGAGCTGGTTGGAACTTCAACCGTTTCAACAGATGCACTTCAAGGTGTGACTTCATCTGGAGTTGTGGCTATGCCGCCAGGGTCAATTGTGCAAATGGGTGGAGACACTTGGAATCCTGGTTCGGTATTAGATATTACTACTACTGGGACGGACTGGTGCGGAGCAAATCTACAAGTATCAATGACATTTAGATCAACAAGTAATAAATTTTTTATTCAGGTCCATATACCAGATGGGTATAATCTTGCTTCTACTACTCGAGCTTTAGATGGTGGATTTCTATATTCTACTGATAGCTACAGTTCTCATAGTGCAGTACTTGGTCCTCAACAGATTATATCAGATCATATGGGTTATTCTGGATCAGATACCGCAGATTTGCATCCACATCTTTATAATACTTGGGGTACAGTTCCAACAACATCTCCTGTAACAATTAGACCTTATTTAAAAGCAAAAAATGGAACTTACAGAGTAAACGCAAACTCTATGGGAGTTTATAGTTTAACAGTAATGGAAATTCAAGGATAAGATATGGCCATAGATAAAATTTCATTACACGGAATAGCAGATAATGCAGTAGGTACGGCACATATTGCAGCAGACGTAATTGTGGCCGATGATATTGCTAATAATGCTATTACAATTGCAGAACTTAACAGCACATTGGACCTTAGCAGTAAGACCGTAACTCTTCCTACACTTTCAAAAGCTGGTGTACCACTAACTGCTAATAGAACTAGTAGTGATGGGGATATTATAGAGTTACATAAAGATGGTAGTGAGATAGGTAGTCTTAGTGTCGAAAGTGGTTCATTACACATTGGTGGAGGTGATGTTGGTTTAGGTTTTTATCAAGTAGCTAACTCTATTGTACCAATTAACGCTGGAACACGCGCACTTAGTGATGGAGCAATTGACTTAGGTATGTCCAGTGGACGATATCATGATCTCTATCTAGCCGGTGGAATTAAAATGAACAACGCCAGTGACATGACTAGTGTGACTACTGGTTCAATTTATCAAGACAGTAGCAGTAGGCTTAGATTTGCTGGTGGTACAGGAGGATATTTATTCTGCGATGATACTAATGGCACAGGTCAATTAAAAATAGACGATGGTGGTCGTGTTACTATGCCTGCTCAACCAACATTTTTAGCAAGGTATAATGGTTCGTCAGTTAATATCAGTAATGAAGTATGGGTTTTCAATGCAACCAATGTTTATTCTGGATTTAATATTGGTAGTCATTATTCTACTTCAACTGGAAAATTTACTGCTCCAGTTGCTGGTACTTATTACTTTCATTTTAGTTCAATCATAAGCACTCAAGGAACAAATTTAACAATACAACTTAGAATAAATAATTCTGCAGCGGACCAAATACACATTAGTCAAGATGAAAGCGGTTGGAACGTTTATGGTTTAAGTAGCCAATACTACTTAAATGCAAGTGACTATGTAACTGTTTATGTAGCTGGAAACTATACTTTATATGGTCATAATTGGTCTAGATTTACTGGTCATTTGATAGGATAAAAGAAAGTATAAATAGTCCTAGAACAAATTAATTTCGGGACTTTTGGATATGGCAAAACCTACAACAAGACAAACATTATTAGATTACTGTCTTAGAAATCTGGGACATCCTGTAATTGAAATTAATGTTGATGATGATCAGCTGGACGATAGAGCCGATGAGGCTTTACAATTCTATCAAGAATATCACTCAGATGCTATCTATAAAGATTATCTTAAGCATAAGATAACAAATAGCACATTAGCTTTAACAGTTACTTCAGGTACTTTTTCAGCTGGAGAAGAAATAACCGGAGGAACATCTGGTGCTAAAGCAATTGTAAAAGAATTCAGCGGAGTAACATTAAGATATAATACTCTTAAAGAAACAACTGTACCTTTTCAAGCATCTGAAGTTATAACGGGCGGAAGTGGAGGTACTGCGAATATTCAGTCTATAACTAAAGGTGATACTGAAAATGGTTATATAGATATTCCAGATTCAATCACTACTGTACAACAAATATTTCCACTAGATGACGAAGATTCAAGTATTAACATGTTTGATGCTAAGTATCAAATACATCTGAATGATGTGTTTAATATGAGGTCTGGTCATGGCATAGCTAATTACTATCAAACACAACAACATTTAAGTACTCTTCATATGGTATTTAATGGTGCAGACTCAGTTAGATTTAATAGACATATGAATAGGCTTTATATAGATGCCGATTGGGAAAACGATTTAAAGAAAGATAGCTATGTAATAGTGGAATGTTTTAGATTAGTAGATCCTGCTTCATATGCTGACGTATATAATGATATGTTTTTAAAACGATATCTTACAGCATTGGTTAAAAAACAATGGGGGAGTAATTTATCTAAATTTGAAGGCATGCAACTTCCTGGCGGTGTAACTCTTAATGGAAACCGAATAATGGAAGAAGCTACAACTGAAATAAAGGAAATTGAAGAGGAAATGCAACTTAAATACGAAATGCCTCCTAACTTTATGGTGGGTTAATTCATGCCTACTAACGTATACTTTTCACCCAAAGTTAAAGCAGAACAACATCTATTCGAAGATCTCGTAATAGAATCATTGAAGATGTACGGACAAGATGTCATGTATATTCCTAGGACTTCTATTACTGTTGATGAACTTCTTAATGAGGACTATGCTAGGTTCACCGATGCATATAACATAGAAATGTATATAGAAAACACCGAAGGATTTGCGGGTGAAGGAGATCTATTAGGAAAATTTGGACTTGAAGTTAGAGATCAAGCAACATTGATTGTTTCACGAAGAAGGTGGGAACAATTAGTTGGAATATTTAATAACACTGTTACTACAAATCGTCCTGTTGAAGGAGACTTAATATATTTGCCTATGTCACGTGCGATGTTTGAAATTAAATTTGTAGAACACGAACAACCATTTTATCAAATGAATAATTTACCTACGTTTAGACTTGAATGTGAATTATTTGAATATAGTAATGAGCAAATCGATACAGGTATTACTGACATTGATAACTTTGAAGCTTCTTATGCTGCTTCTATTACACTTGATGTTGCGCATGGTAGTAGAAATGGAGTTATAGGTGAGAAAGTATATAAGCAACTAGGAACTGATGGAAACGGAGATCCTATTAGAGTTACTGGCGAAATTGCTAGGTGGGATAAAGGAGCTACTTTATCTACTATAGATATAATAAACGTAGGAAGTACAGATAGTACTGTTAGGGAATTTACATCAGGAGGAAACCTTGTTTCGTCTGATGATGGAACAACTACATGGGCAATATCAGCTGTTCATGGTATTAACACAGCTGAAGCATCGAAGTTTAGTAGAGACGATGCAGTTGCTGACAATAGAGAGTTTGAAATTGAAGGAGACTCTATAATCGATTTTTCTGAAAGTAATCCTTTCGGCGACCCAAGTGAGACAAATTAATGTTCGGAGATCATTTTTATCACAACGCAATAAGAAATATGGTTGCGGTTTTTGGAACTATATTTAACGATATTCACGTTGTCAAAAGAGATAGCGCTAATAAAGTTTTATCTAGCGCGCGGGTCCCGCTCGCGTACGGGCCCAGGCAGAAGTTTATTTCAAGAATAGAATCTCGACCAGGATTAGACGATCCAAGAATAGCAATTAAACTTCCAAGAATGTCTTTTGAAATTACTCAGTTGACATATGATACTAATACTAAGCTTCATAAGAATACTCATCAGATAGTAAATTCTACAGTCGCTAACAGTAGAGACAAATATTTAGGACCTGTTCCTTATAGAATAGGTTTTCAGTTGAATATTATTACAAAACAACAGGATGAAGCTTTACAAATTTTAGAACAAATTATTCCTTACTTTCAACCTGAATATACTGTTACTGTTAAAGAAGCAAATGGTCAGTTTAAAGCAGATACTCCTATTACGTTAACTTCTATAACAATGAGTGATGACTATGAAGGGGATTTCTTAAGTAGAAGAGCAATAATATATTCCTTAGACTTTGAAACAAGAGTAAGATTTTATGGACCTAAGTCTACTTCTGGTTATATTAGAACTGTTATTACTGACATAAACAATCAAACAACAGATGCTATATTTGAAAAAATTACTACAACAACCGATCCTTCAAATGCTGGTCCTACAGATACGTATACTGTAACTAATACATATTCATTCCCATCGACACCGGATGCACAGGAAATTATACTGACTACGAGTGGTGTAGCAACATTTACTATAGGTGAGAATGTTACGGGATCAATATCAGGCGCAACTGGTAAAGTTGTAACACAGACTGGTACTACTGCATCTGGCACGACACTTAAAATAAATAATCTAGACGCGAACTTTTTAGTAGGTGAAGTTGTTACAGGAGCTCCTTCAGGCGCTTTTGGTACAGCTGCAACAGTGAAAGATTTGGCACTTTAAAATGGCACAAAATAAAAAAGAAATACAAGACGATTATGATTTTACGAGAAGTATGTATTATAATCTAGCGGAAAAAGGACAAGAAGGTATAGACCTTCTATTAGACCTTGCTCGAGAAAGCGAGCATCCAAGAGCTTTTGAAGTTCTTTCTAATTCCATCAGACAGAATGCTGACGTGGTTGAAAAGCTGATGAAACTTCAAAAAGATAAAAAAGACATAGATTACGATAAGCTATCTCTTCCAAATAGTATGACACAAAATAATGTATTCGTAGGATCAACTACCGATCTTCAACGAATGTTGATAGATAAAGCGAAAAAGAAAGAGAAAACAATTGACGCAAGCGTCACTAAAGAATAGTGAGTTTGGTTATCTAGGAAATCCTCAAATAAAAAGGGATGGAGTAGAACAACCTTGGACTCAAGATCAGGTTTTCGAATATGCTAAATGCATGAAAGATCCTGTTTATTTCGCAAAGAAATATATTAAAATAATTTCATTAGATGAAGGTCTTATTCCTTTTGACTTGTATCCCTATCAGGAAACAATGTTTAAAGAATTCAATAAAAATAGATTTAGTATAGTACTGGCATGTCGACAGTCTGGAAAGTCTATTAGTTCTGTTGTATATATTTTGTGGTATGCAGTTTTTAATCCCGAAAAAACTATTGCAATATTAGCAAACAAGGGTGCGACTGCAAGAGAAATGTTAGCCAGGATTCAAATAGCACTTGAAAATTTACCATTCTTTTTGCAACCTGGATGTAAGATAGTTAATAAAGGAAACATAGAATTTAGTAATAATAGTAGGATTATTGCTGCAGCAACTTCGGGTTCATCTATTCGAGGTATGTCTGTCAACTTGTTATTCCTAGACGAGTTTGCTTTTGTTGAAAATGCATCGGCATTCTATACTTCAACTTATCCGGTTGTTTCTTCTGGTACTGATACTAAAGTTATTATAACATCAACCGCAAACGGTGTAGGAAATGTTTTTCATAAGCTTTGGGAAGGTGCTGTACAGAAAACTAATGAATATACACCTTTTAGAATTGATTGGTGGGATGTACCTGGGCGTAA